GCATTTAGAAAGTTTATGGGTGAGGTTCTTATTGAAATCCTTAGAGGTGATACTGAAGAACAACTAACAAACAAAGTTCACGATTTTAAGAAGAACTTGCCTAATATGGATGTGGTTAACATTGCTAAAGCTGGGGCTGTGAAAAACTTATCAAAGTATATGCCTAAAAAGAAAGACCAAACAGCGATGTTCCAATTCGCACCAGGTACTCCGGCGCATGTGAAAGCATCAATCGCATACAATCAACTATTAAAACACTTTGGGGTTCAAAATCAATATGAACCACTAAAAGATGGTGATAAAATTAAGTGGGTTTATCTCAAACAAAATCCTTATGGGTTGGATGGGGTAGCAATGAATGGTTACAATGACCCTCCTCAAATTATGGAGTTAATTAATACCTACATTGACCACGATAAAATCTTCGAAAGAGAACTTCTAAAGAAATTAGAAGATTTCTATGGAGCATTGGATTGGGGTGAAGTTTTATCCTCAACCAAAACGGCTGAAAAGTTTTTCTCTTTTTAGTTGGATAATTAAAAATAATTTCGTATATTTGTAACACTTAAAAATAAATCTTAAAAGTAAATTATGGAAAAAGTAAAATTCGATGGTTTCATCAATCGATACAATCTCGGTGGAGAGGTTGAATCAGTAATGGTAAAATCAGAAGGTTCTGACCTTTCGGTTAGAATGATTTCTGATGACAAAACTCTTTTAGGAGATGTAACTTCAGCAAATACTGATTTCCCAAATGGGGAATTTGGTATCTACACTACATCTCAGTTAAAAGGGTTATTGAGTGTGTTAGATAACACAATTGAAGTAGAAGAAGTAACTGGAGCTTTGAAATTCTCAGATAAGGGAACAAAGATGCAGTATATGTTAGCTGCACCATCAGTTATCCCAGCGGTACCTGATTTGAAAGCACTTCCACCTTTCAATGTAGAAGTAACACTAAACGATGAGTTCGTAAACAAATTCATCAAATCTAAGGGAGCATTAGCAGATGCTGATACTTTCACATTCACTTGTAAAGATGGTAAAGGAGAGATTATCTTAGGTTATTCTTCAATCAACTCTAACCGCATTTCGATTTCGGTAGATTGTAAGTGTGATGGTGATGTTGACCCAATCGCATTCTCTGCGAAGTATCTAAAAGCTATCTTATTAGCTAACAAAGGTTCAAATACATCATCATTGAAGATTTCATCACAAGGTTTAGCACATCTAAACTTCGTAGATGGAGATTATACATCAAATTATTATTTAGTAGAGATTAAGTAATTATGAGTTTTTGGGATACTGAACCAGCAAAGCCAGAATTCATCTTTGAGGAAGAAAAAAGAAAACTCAAAGAGAATATGGATTACCTTATGACAATGAGTGTAGAAGAGCAAACCCTCTACAAAAAGTGGGTAGAATTGCAAGAGGATTCTATGCTCAGAGATAAATCCCAAATCGCTACTCTTTATGATACTCAATGGAAACCAACCGATATCAACAATAAGGAACTAACCATCAAAGAAATTGAAGAGTTAGAACCTTATGTTGAAATCGTAGAGGATTCAGCTGAAGCAACAAAGTGGACTTATCTTCGTAAGATGATTCACACAATGAGTTGGACAGCTAACCCTGGTCGAAATGTGAAAATCTTTGTAAAAGATAGAAAGAGTGGTAAGTTGTTAGGTTTAGTATCACTAGCCTCTGATGTTACTTCAATGGCAGTTAGAGATAATTACATTGGATGGACCAAAGAAGATAAGTTCCAAAGGGGTAAGTTGAATTACACAACTATCGCTTCCACCATTGTTTGTACCCAACCTTTAGGTTACAACTTCTTAGGTGGTAAACTCACCGCAATGATGACTACAGTTCCAGAGGTAAGAAATTATTGGAAAGAAAAGTATGGGCAAACATTGATAGCTGTGGGAACAACTTCCCTATATGGAATTCATTCTCAGTACAATGGTATTCCGCACTTCAAAACTTTGGGTGAATCTGCTGGTAAGATTGCAATCAAACCTGATGATGAGTTCTATGACCCTTGGCATCAATGGTTAAAAGAAAATCGTTCCGATTGGTATCAATCTGCAATCACTAATGAAAGAATCCGAAATGGTGCTAATATGGGAACTGGTGAAGGTGCTAGTGGGCCTGTAAGTGGTATCAAACAAAAGATTCTTTCTCAGATTCTAAGAGAGTGTGGTATCAAATCATCTGATTATCACCACGGATTCAAAAGAGGTGTATATCTTGCTATGATGTATGAAAACGGACCTGAGTTCCTCCGTTCAGAAATTGAAGAATCAGAACTCGTTATGAAAAAGAAATTTGAAGATGGTGTTGATTACATTAACAATTGGTGGAAAAGACAGGCAATCAAACGATATTCAAAGTTACATGAAGAAGGTAGATTAAAGCCCGAAGATTTATTCTATATTGATGGTATAGGTAAAGATTGGGAAACCTTCAAATCAGAAAGATTAAACGAAGTAGGTAGATAAAACATAAAATATGGGATTTTTTGAAGAAACAAATAATGAGCAAGTAGATAACTCACTTTGGGTAGAATCGTATCGCCCAACTACTTTAGAAAATTATGTGGGTAACGAACACTTAAAAGAAAAAGTAAGTGGTTATTTGGAAAGTGGTGATGTACCTCACTTACTTCTTTATGGTAGAGCTGGTACTGGTAAAACAACTCTTGCCAAATTGATTGTAAAATCATTGGATTGTGATTATATGGTAATCAACGCATCCGATGAAAACAATGTAGAAACTGTAAGAAATAAAGTGAAAGGATTCGCATCATCAATGGGATTCAAAAAGTATAAGATTGTTATCTTAGATGAGTTTGATTATATGTCTCAGAATGCACAAGCTATTTTGAGAAATCTTATGGAAACATTCTCACAACATTGTAGATTCATTTTGACTTGTAACTATGTTGAGAAAGTGATTGAACCAATTCAAAGTAGATGTCAAACTTTCCAAATTATTCCTCCTACTAAAAAGGATGTAGCAGTTCAAATCTCAAAGATTTTGAAAAATGAAGAAATAAAGTTTGAACCAAAAGATTTAGTTCCAATTATTGATGCTGGATATCCTGATATTAGAAAGATTATCAATACTTGTCAATTAAACTCAATCAAAGGTGAGTTAAAAGTAGATACTCAAAACCTTTTAGAGAATGATTACAAAATGAAAGTTTTGGATATCCTAAAATCTTCAGATGATAAAAGAAATAAATATGTGAAAATGAGACAAACTATTATTGATAGTAGAGTAACTGATTTCTCAGAATTATTCACATTATTATATGAAAAAGTTGATGAGTACGCTCCACAAAATACAGCGAATGTAGTTATCGCTCTATCAGATGGTCAAAGTAAACACTTTAACGCTATTGATAAGGAGATTCCAACTGCAGCAACTTTAATTGAAATTTTAAACTTAATATAATGGCAAATATAATTGGTAAAGGTGGTAGTAAACCACAAAAAGCATCGGAACAAAGTACACAACAATCACCAAAGATTGATTTAGGTAAATCAACTCCCGTTGTTTGTGCTCATTGTGGTTATGATACATTTGTGGATGGTGCTAAATTTAGAAAAATCTCAAAACTAATCACTGGTACTCCGCAAGATGTAGTTGTACCAATCGAAGTAATGTTATGTGGTAATTGTGGTGAGATTTGTGAAGAATTACTACCAGAACAAATGAAAGTATTATCTGAAATTGATAAAAGAAATTCTGAAGAGAATGCCTAAATCTCTATTTGACCATATTAAAGCAATTACCAATGAACAAGACCCTAAGTATTGGGATAAGTTAGAGGAAGCTGATAAGAAAACATTTTCTAACTATATGGTTCTTCGTTTTCTCTCAATGAAATACGAATGGGTAGAAACTATTGCGGCAGTTCAACCTTATCTACAAGAAGTTCCACCAAAAGCAATGTATTTGGCTCTGATTGATTTACTTCCAAAAGGTAGACACTTTATGAAGTATATGAAAGCTAAAAATGCTGATAAATACGAAGGTTGGTTAGTAGAGTTGGTAGCTAAACATTATGAAAGCTCAAAGTTAGAAGCAGAGGATTATCTGAAGATTCTTTACGCTAGTAGAACTGGTAAAGAGAG